AATGGGATCATCGAGGACATGGCGAAGAAGATTAAGTTGAAGCCCCAACAGGTGAAGAACGCTTTTACCATCTTCGTCAGGGCAACCCTCGAGAACCCAACGTTCTCGAGCCAGGTCAAGTCCGAGTGTACTTCGAAGGCTCCAGACTTTGGTTCGAAGTTTGAACCCCCAAAGAACTTTGTGAAGAATGTTCTCAAGACCGGTATCGCCGATGAACTCACGGCACTCTCAAAGTTCAAGGAGATGAAGGAACTCAAGAAGACTGATGGTGCTCGAAAATCAAAGATTACTGGTATCCCCAAACTGGATGACGCGAACAAGGCTGGTACGGCACAATCTGGGAAGTGTACACTGATCGTGACAGAGGGTGATTCGGCAAAGACGCTCGCTGTCGCTGGCCTCTCCGTGGTGGGTCGAGACCATTACGGTGTCTTCCCCCTCCGTGGTAAATGTAAGAACGTGAGAGACTCTTCAGTGGCACAGCTCACTTCGAACCAAGAGTTCAACGACCTCAAGAAGATTTTGGGCCTTCAGCAGGGTAAGGAGTACACGAATGTTTCCGAGCTTCGATATGGTCGTCTCATGATTATGACTGATGCTGATAACGATGGTTCCCACATCAAGGGTCTCATCCTCAACATGATCCACTACTTCTGGCCCAGTCTTTTGAAACTGAATTTTGTGGTATCGATGGTGACACCGATCATCAAAGCCACAAAAGGTTCTGACACCAAGTCTTTTTACACCGACTCAGCTTTCCGTACATGGTATGGTTCGGGGAAACAGGGGTGGAAAATCAAGTACTACAAGGGTCTCGGTACTTCCACGAGTGCTGAAGCTCGCGAGTACTTCAAGAAGATTCAAGACCTCACTGTGAAGTTTGATGTGGATACGATGACCGATGACTCCATCGTTCTTGCCTTTGACAAAAAGAAGGCGGATGCCCGAAAGTCTTGGCTTCTCGAGAGTACTGCTAAGGATGCTGACCAACTCGAGGTTCCTTATGGTGACGTAAAACAGTTGGATATCACTGACTTTGTACACAAGGACCTGGTGAACTTTTCTTTGGCGGATCTCAAACGTTCTATCGCTCACGTGGCGGATGGACTCAAACCTTCCCAACGTAAGGTGATGTACTCCTGTTTCCAGAAGAACCTTCGTGATGAGATGAAGGTGGCACAATTGGCAGCCTACGTGGCTGAGAAGAGTGCCTATCACCACGGTGAAGTGTCTCTGGCTGAGACGATCGTTAAGCTGGCCAATGATTACACCGGGTCTAACAATATCAACCTTCTCGAACCCTGTGGTCAGTTCGGTACACGGCTCATGGGTGGCAAGGATGCGTCTCAAACGAGGTACATCTTCACGAAGTTGACCAAGGAGGCTCGAAAACTCTTTGACCCTAAGGATGATGCCATCCTCAACTACCTGGATGATGATGGGCGGTCGATCGAACCAGACTTCTACATGCCTACTCTTCCAATGGTTCTTGTGAATGGTACGGAGGGTATTGGAACGGGATTCAGTTGTTACGTTCCACCCTTCAACCCTGATGACATCAAGGAGAACATCAAGAAGATTTTAGGTGGTGAGGAGCTTGTACCTATGAAACCATGGTTCAGAGGTTTCAAGGGTAAAGTGTTCAGGGATGAAGGAGGTCTTTGGGTGACTGAAGGTGTATGGAGAGATACCGGTTCCAGACTCAAAGTGACTGAACTTCCCCCGGGACGCTGGACCCAAGATTACAAGGAGCATCTGGACAGTTTGGCAGAAAAGAAGATGATTACGAGCTACACGAACAACAGCACCACCGAGGATGTGGACTTTGAAATCTTTGGGTACTCGGGGAAGGATCTTCTCAAAGACCTCAAGATGCGAAAGACGTTTCACACATCCAACATGCACCTGTTTCACCCCACTAGGGGTATCCACAAGTACGAGAGTCCCGAAGAAATCTTGAAAGACTTTGTGGAGTTGCGCCTCGAACACTATAAGAAGCGTAAAGCACACCTCATCGATGTCCTCGAAAAGAGGGCGGAATTGTGTGGACACAAATCGAAGTTTGTCTCCATGGTCATCGAAGAGAAGTTGGTGGTCTTCAAGAGGAAGAAGGTGGACCTCGAGAAGGAGATGTCCACGATGTTTCCAAAGATTGATGGATCATGGGACTACCTACTCAACATCAAGACGGTGGAGTATACGGAGGAGCGCGTCAAGGCACTCATGGATGAGGCGAGACAGGCGAACGTGGAACTTGAGAAAATGAGTAGGACCAGCCATGTGACGATGTGGAAAACGGATATTAAAAATATGTAAGCAGTAAGTAGGTATGGGTGAAGCTGCTAAGATTTCACTTAAAGCTATTGGAAAGCAAGACACGTACTTACTTTGCAAGGATCCAAAGGAATCTTTCTTCAACCCAAATACTACGAGAAGACATTCAAACTTTAGGAAGTATCACAGGAGTAAGAATGTGATCAATACCGGTCAGATTCCCAACTGGCCATTTGGTCAAACGATCAAAGTACAGTTCAATCCCCAAAATATGGGTGATCTTTTGAGTAACCTATGGTTGAGTATTAAGATGCCACGTGTTTCGAATGGTAATTACGCGGATCAACTCGGTCGTCACATTCTCAAGAGTGTGGCGATGTATGTGGATGATACAGAACTCGAAAAGATTGAAGGTGACTGGGGAATCATATATGATGAGTTGTATTTAGAACTTTCAGAAAAGGTATCGAATAGGTTTCTTGTAAATAGAAGTATAGGATTTGATGATTCGACAAAAACAGATTCCGTTTCTAGACTCGAAACGGATCTTATGATTCCGTTACAATTCTTCTTTGGTCGAAAATATGCAAGTGATGAGTACACGACAAATAAACCAAACAGGCCCTATTTTCCGGTGTGTGCAGTACATAAACAGAAGATTGAGTTTGTACTCGAGTTTCATAAACAATCATTCTTCACGGATACATTGGATACATTGATTTTGAATGAATTCAAGCTCATCACAGAAGAAATCACAGTCACACCCGAAGAACGTAAGTATCTCAGTCATGAACCACAGACAATCGTGACAGATATCGTTCGTAAACACCCCACGACGGTGAGTGATCTCGGTAATCCCACGATCCAAACCAACCTCGTTCCAAATATTCCCGTCAAATGTATTCACTGGTTTTTGAGAAACACAAAGTTTGAGATTGAAGACGAGAGTGTTGCTCTCGAACCTAAACAAATCGGTGCTAACATCATAGGTACCAACGCAAATGACGATTCTGGATACGCCGTCGCCATCTCACCCGATGGTTTGACTATCGCCGTGGGTGAACCCAAGTATGAATTACAAGTTGATGAAGATAACAATGGATTCCCAGATAACGTTAATCAGAACAAGGGTCGGGTTCGTGTCTTCAAGTACATATCTGGAGTGTGGACCCAACTCGGTGCCGATATCATAGGTACGACTGATGGTGGACTACTTGGAACATCTGTCTCTTTATCGGAGACGGGAACGGCACTCGCTGTAGGAATTCCAACAACAGATACGACCCGTGTATATCAGTACAACTCTGGAACAAACGCGTGGGTACAACTCGGTTCAGATATTGTGGGTACGATTGGATCTAAGGCGGGGACATCCATCTCTTTATCTGGGAATGGTACACACGTCGCCATAGGTGGACCCGAATATAGCGAAGTTGGGTTTACGAACCGGGGTCGTGTACAGGTGTGGGCATATACCATTGGACCTGGGTGGCAACAGGTGGGTCTAAACATGGATGGTACCGGTGGCGGTGACCTTTCGGGTAAGGTTGTATCTCTTTCAAATCCGGTGACGAATGGTGGAACTGATTATGTCGTAGCCATTGGTGCACCGGGTCACGATGCGAGTAAGGGGACTGTCAGAGCATTTATATACAGTGGTGGTGCATGGACTCAGAGAGGTTCTGATATCGATGGTTTAAACGCAGGTGATGAATTTGGGACTTCTGTGGATATTTCCAAAGATGGGTACTATATTATCGGTGGTGCTCCCAAAAACGATGGTGGTGGCGTAGATTCTGGACAGGCTAGTGTATTCTTCTACTCGACAAGTTTGAATGCGTGGGGGCAAATAGGTCCAGATATCAATGGATTGGTGGCTGGTGAAATGGCTGGTACATCTGTAGCTATAACAAGTAATATCGTGTCCGGTCAACAGCCTCACACGGGGACTAGAGTTGCAGTTGGAACACCACTTTCTAATCGCACCCGAGCATACAACTACACGAATGTATCCAGTACACCCGCATGGGATAGGTTACATCGTGAAATGGGTGGTCCCGGGAGTGGTGGTTCTATGTCCATGTCAAGTGATGGTCTGAGATTGGTCGTAGGCTCTCCCACATTCAACAACAGTGTAGGACAGACACAAGTGTTTGATCTTCCCACAAACAACGAAGAACTTTACTTTTGTCAAAATCGTTTCAACTTTTCTTCGAACGTTGACTTTGACGACCAACTCACATTCTTCAACCCCATCATGAAAGACGCGAGTTTCTACATAAACGGTACTCGATTACCAAATGTGACAAACACCAATCACAATTATTACAAATACCTCATTCCATACCGAATGCGATTACCGAGACCTATTAGGAATATCTATACATATAGTTTCTCGATGAATCCAGTAAACGTGGAGCCATCGGGAAGCTTGGATTTTAGTCAGATTCGTTCCGACAAAACAAACATCGAAGTGAACCTCGATACGACAAAGGTGGACGTGTCTTCCAATACGTAC